GCCTGACGACGATGAACCTCAAAAGGAATGATGAAAATGTTCCAGTTACAAAAAATCAATAAGCAAACCAATACCGATGCCGCTCAGACGGATGAACAGAAAAAAACGGAGAATACAGATCTTACAGGCTGGCTGATTTCTGCGACCTGGTCCGGGGACGTTGAGCAGGCCGGCCGCAAGCTGGAATTCGACCTGGCCTATACGACGCGGGACAAAGCCTGGCAGAATCCAGAACTGGAGTTGGGAGATGAAGTGCTGCTTTCCAGTATCGACGATACCTCGCAGCAGACCTTTCACCTGTTCCAGGGACGCATTTTTGGCCGTAGCCGGGAAAGCGGCACTTCTTTGATGCACTTCACGGCTTTTGACAATATCGTCTATCTGGCCAAGTCACGCATTACCAAGAAGTACACGAATGTCACGGTGGCCGATGCCATCCGCCAGACCATCAATGATTTCTCCATTCCTGCCGGGACCATCCCGGATTTGTCCGTTATCTGTAATTTCATCGCCGATGATATCTCGGCTACGGAAGCCATCAAGCAGGCATTATCCTATCAGTCCGCCCAAGACCAGAAGGGCTACCACATCTACATGACCGAAGGGAAACTTAACGTGGTCTGTATGAATGACCAGATGGTGGAGGACTTCCTGATCAGTGATGTGACGAATCTGACGGGCGCTTCTGTGTCTGAATCGGTCGAAGACATGGTTTCTAAAGTCATCGTCGTCGACAGTGCCGGACAGACGAAAGGGGAGTTGCCCAATCAGACGGACATCGACCGCTTCGGTCTTATCCAGGCTATTTGCAAAGCGGACCCGAAGCAAGACGATGCCTCGCAGGCGCGGGCCATGCTAAAGACCGTCGCCCATGACATGTCCATCCGGGCCATCGGTCATATCCAGTGCATCGCCGGCTTTTCTGTCTCGGTTCAGGAAGAACAGCTCAAAGGCCAGTTCTTTATCAAGTCAGACAGCCATAAGATTGAAGGCAACAAACACCTGATGGAGCTGCACCTGGTCTTCCATAAGCTACTGGATGAACAGAAACAGGAACTGGATAGTGCATCGTACAATGCCAATCCGGACTATGTGCCGCCAGCGGAAACGAAATCGACATCTTCTGTTTCTACAGGTGGCGCTATCGCCGGCAGCAGTGTGGTCGATGAATGCATGGCAAATTTCGATGGTACCGTTTCGCCCTATGGCTCGGAAGGTTGTGTGGACCGGGCGACTATTGCCGCTGCCGGCTATTCACCTTTTGCAGCTCAGGAATATAACAAGGGCGTCAAAGGCTGCGACCAGCTTTTGGCTGATGCAGAAGAGAAAAGGCTGGCTATTCCTTATGATCCATCGCAGCTTGAAAAGGGCGACATCATCATGTACAACCGCTACAGTAAGCCGGACCCGAACTGGCATGTCGTGGTCTACGATGGCAGCGGCGGTTGCTGGGGCAACAGCTCCAATGTCTATGGCTGCTTCCATCATTATGAAGGCAGTATCGACATGGGTGGCGATTATTATCCGGCAACGATTATCAAGACTTCAAGGGGGTGAGCGTGTGCAGAAAAATCCATATATTAGCCTGCTAAATTTGATGGAGCAGGTGAGCCGCAGCAGCAACAGTCCGGATATCCAAATCGGACAGATTCTGTCCTCGCCGCCAGATATCAAGGTCCGTTATAACGGCATCATTTTAACCAAAGAGGAACTGTGGATTTCCCACTATCTCCTAGCAGGTTATGGTCGTACAGCCAAAGGCCATCTGGTGTCAGCCACTCAGAACCGTGCCGGCGGCAGCGGGGATGCGGCTTACCAGTCCCATAACCATGACATCGATAATGACTATACCGATTCCGTCATCTACACGGATACCCTGAAACCAGGCATGTACGTGGCCATCATGCCCATGCTCATCAATGGCCGGATTCAGCAGTACATTATTTTAGACGAGATTGTGAGGATTGATGGCCATGGCTAATCCTTTTGTAGCAATGAGCAATGCTCAGGCAGCGAATTCCAATGAATCGCTGCCTCTTTTCGTAGAATACGGCTATGACTTTGAAAAGCAGTGTTTCCGTTATGACGAAAAAGGCCAGAACCTGATGGTGACAGAAAATGAAGCCCTCAAGGTCTGGATCTATAAAGCGATTCTCACCGAACAGTATCGCTACTTAGCGTATGATGACAGCTACGGCATTACTATCGAGCCGTATCAGGGCAGGGCGCCGAATAGCCGTTATACGGCGGACCAGATTTTACAAAACATCCGCGAAGGGCTGCTGATTAATCCGTATATTGCCCGCATTAACCATATCGATGTGGAGAAGCGGGAATACGATGACCTTATCATCACGGTCGATGTGACGAGTATCTATAGCGAAGAATCGCTGACTGTGACGGCAGGAAGGAGCGAGGCATGAGTAATTTATTTGATGCACAGACAAAAGATGTGATTGAAAGCCGTATGGCACAGACCCTGCACACTATTACAGAGAAAGAGCAGAGTACTATTGAAGGCACCTTTGCCCGCGACCTGATTGACGCCAATGCCGTAGAATTTGAAAGTAACTATGCCGAGATGGCCATGCTTCGAGATGCCGCTTTTGCCGAAACGTCCTGGGGAGATTATCTGACCTTGCGGGCCGCAGAATTTGGCGTCGATCGCAAAAAGGCCGTCAAGGCGAAAGGCGAAGTGACCGTGACGGGCATGGCCGGCGCGTACATTATCCGCAGCAGCCTCTTTCAGACGAAGGACGGCCAGCGCTTTTACACCATGGAGTCTGCTACGATTCCTGCGGATGCCACAGAAATCACCATTCCTGTGGAAGCGGCCGATGCTGGCACGGTGGGCAATGTGGCCGAAGGAACGATTACTGAAATTCCCTATTCCATCCCTAATGTATCAGCCGTCGTCAATCGTAAAAAATGTACCGATGGGGCGGATGAAGAAACGGATGCGGCACTTCTTGCCCGGCTGCTTTTCCGGGTGCGCCAGCCCATCACCTCGGGCAATGCCAATCACTACCGTGACTGGGCCATGTCTGTTGATGGTGTAGGGAACTGCAAAGTTATCCCGCTCTGGCAAGGCAATGGCACGGTGAAGGTAATCATCGTCACGGCAGAAAATGAGTCGGCTTCCCAAGAATTAATCCAAGAAGTCTACGACTACATTGAAAGCCAGCGGCCCATTGGAGCAACCGTGACTGTCGTTTCGCCGGCGCCACTTTCCATTGATCTTACGGCAGACGTCTACGGTACAGCCAATCCTGATGCCGTGAAGACAGCCATGACAGCCTATCTCAAGCAGACGGGTTTCACTTTGTCTTATGTCAGCCTGGCCCAGATGGGAAAGCTTCTTCTTTCCATCAGCGGTATTACGGATTATAAGGATTTGAAGCTTAACGGCAAATCAGCCAATGTGGAACTGACAAACGAGCAGATTCCCGTGGCGGGAAAGGTGGTGCTAAACCTTGTCAGCCAATAACTGGATGCGGCAGAGCCGGATGGATATCCTGAAGTATTTGCCGCATTTCTTATCCAGGGACCCGATGTTTCGCCGCACGGCGGAAACCTACAATGAGGAGCATGACCGTATTCGCCTTGCCCTGCAGGATCTGGCAAATAATTTTTTCGTCAGTACGGCCACTTGGGCACTGCCGCTCTTCGAATCCTTCCTCGGCATCCGGACGAGCGATGGTGAAACTGATGAATTCCGCCGCCAGCGCATCCTCTTTAAGCTGCAGCACACGGATGTCTCGACGAAAGCCTTCATGGAGTCCATCGTCAATCTCTACAGTGTGGGCCATATCGAAGAGGTCAATGAGGAATACTACTTCAAGGTCTACTGCATCATGAATGACAAAGATACGGCGACCTTACAGAAACTCATCACGCAGCTCAATATCTATAAACCGGCTCATCTGGGCTATGCCATTTATCTTGGCTATTCCTGGAATGGCAAGATTTACTGGAACGGGGAAGCCACCTTCTCGACGGCGACCATCGTATCCGGGAAAGGAGTGACGACAAATGGATGAATACAATAAAGCGAAATGGTCTGCTGACTTTCCGGATCGTGCCGGCCAGGAAGTACGGCCGACCGAGGCCGTAGAAAACGGGCTCGATTACGATGTGTGCTTTCCGCAGTATCTGGCCGAAGACCCAGTTGTCTTTAACCAGCAGAATCGGACAGTCTCGCAGCTCGTCAGTAACGACGCCCGCCTGTATGAACGCATCTCGGCAACGGCGGCAGATATTAATGCGCACATGACCGATGCCAAGGCGCACGCTAATGGCATCAGTGGTAATGCCGCCAGTGCGACGAAACTGCAGACAGGGCGCAAGATTCACCGAGTGCTCTTTGACGGTACCCGGGACATTACCTTACCAGACTTTACAGGCTGCGGCGAAAAGACAGCGGGTCAGAGTGGTGTTGTACCGGCACCAGCGGTGGGCAAGATGAATACCGTCCTGCACAGCAACGGTACCTGGGGTAAGGTCACCTATGCCGATATGGATGAAGAAGCAGTGGCTAAAATCCAGGCTTGCCCCTTTCCCACAGGCTCGGTCTATATTTCCGTAGACGGTAAGAATCCTGCGACCTATTGGCCAGGGACCACCTGGGTAGCTTTTGCCATGGGCCGCTGTTTGATTGGGGCAGGGGCTGCAGATAGCGGTACCTTGTATAAAGCCGGCGATAAGCTGGGCGAAGAAAAACATGCGAACACCCTGGCAGAGATTCCTATCCATAATCATACAGGAAGAACGGGAGACGCCGGTAGCCATAATCATGACCGAGGTAATATGAACATCACCGGCGCTTTCTGGGGCCGAGATGTGCAGAGTGGGTACAACGGCAACGGTGCTTTTTTCATCAGTGGTCGAGGCAACTGGAATGATGAAGGCGGCAGCTATCATAATGATTATCCCTCGGTCATGTCTTTTGAAGCGGCCCGCTCCTGGTCTGGCAGAACTTCGGTAGACGGCAATCATGCTCACAGCTTTACGACAGACAACACCGGAGGTGGTGTGGCACACAACAACATGCAGCCGTCGCTGGTGGTCTACATGTTCCAGCGTACCGGTTAGGAGGTGAGAATTATGATGGAATGGATGCAAGTCGCAGGCTCTCTGGTCTCTGTCCTGATGCTCTGCGGTATCATCTTTAATTTCAGCGTCATCAAGCCGCTGAATGAGTCGGTGCGGGGCCTTCGGGACTGCATCGTTGAATTGCGCCGGCAGCTGACAGATACCGAAGCGAAGCGGCAGAAAATGGCCGAGCGGCTGTCCCGTGTCGAAGAATCGGCAGAACATGCTCATCACCGCCTGGATGTGATGGAGCAGCGCCAACATGAACAGGGGTGAGGGAGATGAGCTTTTTTGTAGTAAAGAACCGGATTCATCTGACGCGGGGCGATTCCGCGGAATTCGATCTGACTATCCGAGAACGGGTGACGGGCAGTGTCTTTATCCTGGACGATGGCGACCGGTTGACATTTACGCTGAAACGCTTCATTACGGATAAGGAACCCGTTCTTACAAAAACACTGGGACAAGGCATCCGGCAGGAGCAAAAACGCTACGTACTGCAGTTTTTGCCGGAAGATACACAGCTGCTGGCCTGTGGCCGTTACGTCTATGAGATGAAACTTATGCGGAAGAACGGTTATACCGATACCATCATCCCGGTCAGAGACTTTTTCCTAGAGAGGAGCGTGATGGGGCATGGCACATGAACGGAATACTCTGGTCGGTATCCTTTCTATGCCGCAGGTACCCTCTTCTGCCTTTCAGGAAAAATGTATCATTCCAGAAGCTCAGGAGCAGGTCATCACAGCAGATGTCGGGTATACCGCCCTTTCCAAAGTGACGGTAGCTGCCATTCCGTCGAATTATGGCAGAATCAGTTTCAACGGTTATGAGTTAAAAGTCGAGTAAAGGAGCAATCATTATGGCGAAGAACGTAAAAATTAATTCTGTTATCTATGCAGAAGTACCGCAGGTTTCAATTCCTTTGGCAGAAGGGGAAGGCGCCGCTGTCTTTTATGATACGTCTGGCGCTACTGCTGCTTCCAGCGATATCCTGAGCGGCAAGTCGGCCTTTCTTGGAAATGGGGCTGTTACCGGGACGATGAGCAACAATGGCGCGGTCAGCGGCAGCATCGCAAAGGCCGATGGTGCCTATACCATTCCGGCGGGCTTCCATAATGGTAGCGGTTCTGTGCGTATTAGCAAAGAGGAACAGGCCAAGCTCGTCAGCGGCAACATCAAGTCCGGTGTGACGGTACTTGGCATCAGTGGCAAGTCCAGCGTGGTCGATACCAGTGATGCTACCGCTGCTGCCGGGACGATTGTCAGCGGTAAGACAGCCTATATCAACGGCACCAAGGTGACAGGCAGCCTGACGACCGTTTCCGTTTCCCAAGACAGCCTGACGAAAGTCCTGACGGTCGTGTAGGGAGGAAGAGATATGAAAGTAGATGTGAAGATTGCCGGGGCCAGTTACAGTGAAGTGCCGGCCGTCCTGATTCCTTTGAAAAGTGGCGGCAAGGCTCGTTTCTGCGAAGTGTCTGATACGACAGCAAAAGCGGCTGATGTGGCCAAAGGCAAGACCTTCTATGACGCAGATGGAAATTATACAGCAGGGACGAATACGGGAAGCGGCGGCACCAGCACTGTCACTGCCACACCTTATAAGGTGACCATCCAGCAGGTTCCGCACCAGACCATTTCTGCTTCTTTTACACCGAAAGTAGCGGGAACGATAGATACTTTGGCAAGATCCGGAAGCGAAACGCTGGAATTGGAATCTGAAGCCACTCTTGATATTTCATATGCTTTCAAAACGAAGATAACACCCGACGCGGGATGGGCTGGCGGCAAGGTTAGTGTATCGGGGAAATTGGAAGATGGCCTGATTTGTGGTGACGTTACCATTACGGCTTCTGAGGCAGTTCAAATCCCGACCGACATCACGGTCCCGGAAGGGTATACCACCGTTTACTTAGGGCAAAACAAGCTCTATCAGGATCAGGGCTTGACAGTAGAACTGGGTTCAAAGGACCAAATTGAAGCCAACAGCAGAATTTACGTCATGGACGTTACCCGTAATTCGTATTCACTCCTTTATCTGTTTTGTCCATCAAAAGGCAATAATGCAGGGACCGGCTTTGATGAAAAATGTGTCGATTTGAGCGGTATCTCTAAAAGCCTCATCACAAGCCTGGGATCGCTGTTCCTAGGTAACAGCAATCTGGAATCGGCGGATATGAGTGGTTTTGGGGACATTGATGCTATCTACAGTTTATTTGCATACTGCACGAGCCTTAAATGCGTCTATTTCGATACGCTGAGGAATGTCGGCAGTACGACCATCAATACGTACCATACCTTTTCTACCTGTACCGCATTGGAATACCTCATTTTGGATAATGAAAACGTTGATTTTGTTGTCGAGAGTGGAACAAATTATGAGCGGGGTATTCCATCTCAAACGAAAGTCCTTGTACCTAAGGCGGCACTGGAAGCCTATAAGGCAGACAGCCATTGGAAGTCCGTGGCCGACCGCATCCTGCCGATGGAAGACTTCGACATCGTTCGTAAAGATGGCACCGTAAGCGTCACCCCGAAGGGAGCGTGAGTTTTTGCTTATCGATAAAATTAATATTCCTGATTGTTTGGTCATTATCGGACTGGTTACATCCCTGATCATGGCCATTTTTTATAACCTCAACGAGTTAGCCATGTCCATCGCCTCTGGCTTACTCGGCTACATTGGCGGTACAGTAAAGTCCGCCGTTCATCAGAAAGGAGAAGAAAAACAATGAAAGTATTCCTGAATCCCGGCCATGCGCCAAATGGCAATCCTGATCCCGGTGCCGTAAATGATGAAACAGGGCTGCGCGAATGTGACGTCGCCTTGGCGGTCGGTCAATCTGCGGCAAGCTATCTGAATGCTGCCGGTGTGGAAACGGAGCTGCTTCAGTCTGACAGCCTGTACGATATTTGTGAAGCGGCGAATAACAGTGACGCCAATATTTTCGTCTCTATCCATTGCAATGCAGCAGCTGCGGAAGCGGCAAATGGCACAGAAACATGGGCTTATGCTGGCAGTTATCGCGGCAGCATGTTGGCCAACTGCATCCAGAGTCAGCTCGTTGATGCCCTGGATACGACGGACCGTGGTGTGAAAATTGCTACTCCTGGCGTCAACGGACTCTATGTCCTGACCAATACAGCGATGCCAGCCGTCCTCGTCGAATTGGCTTTCATCACCAATCCGGACGATGAAGAACTCCTGGCGAATGCTCAAGACGCCATGGCCAGAGCTGTAGCTCGTGGTATTACTGATTATGAACAAACCCTTGAAGGAGGCAATTAACATGAACCGTGATGAAATCAAGAAAGCCGTAGCCGATACGGTCGTATCCTTTGCTAAAGAAGAAGCCGATGCTGCCATCAAAGCCATCGACTTCGATGACCTGCAGCAGCTCATCGAAGCGCAGATGAAGAATCTCACTGATTCGCTGGAAGCCGAAATCCAGACCACAACAAGCTGGTGGGTCAAAATCCGCAACCGCTTCTACATCACCTTGATGCAGCAGGCAATCAAAACCATCGTAGCAGACGTAAAACAGAAGATTGCATAAGAAAAAGCCGGTATGGGAATATCCTATACCGGCTTTTTAATGTTATCTGTATTTGTAATACCCTACGCCATTTAGCTGATTAGCAGTACTTTGAAAAACGGGATGTGGAGCGCTTTCTTTTAGAATTGCTTCAGCTGCTGAATCTTTGTACATTTGTTCTGACCAAAAATCTCCTTCTGCATTAAAAAGCTGCTGATGAGTTTGAGTATCGAAGACCTTGAAGCTTTTCATTATGACACAGAAGGCTCCTTTTGCAGCAACCGTATAGCTACATACAATTGTACCTGCAGTAATACCAGATCCCATTGTGTTTCCCTTGATACTTAATGGAACAATTTTTACCTGGAACCGGAAGCTATGGTTATTATATTCATGCTGATTATCGCCCGTATCTGTTGAATGATCATGCTTATAATAAACATCATATGGTAGCTGACCTTCTGGATCATTCATAGAAGTATTTCCTCTAAATGTTGTCAAGTGATTGACTAAATACATATCGACATTATGTGAAATCGGTGGTCTCCACAATAAACCAAAGCGTCCGGCATAAATCCAGTCGTCATCTGCGGCAAAAGCTGATGATGAAAACAATAAGGTAAATAGAGAAATAATTACTAGAAAGAACTTTTTCATTTCAAAAAGCCTCCTTATATAGATGAAATTAGTTTTTTGAAATCCCGCTATTTATTGTTTTCATTATAGCAGACGCATTATGTAGAAGCCAGTATGGGAACGTCCTATACCGGCTTTTAAATTTATGGTATAATATAGGCATCTTATCAGAGATTTTTAACATTCCGCCCCGTTGTGATGAAACTGCGGCTTGTGAGAACTTTTGATAGAGATTTTCATGTAAAATCAAGAAAAAAGCGGAAAAATAAAATCCGCCTCGCGAATTGTAAAATCCATGGCGTACTTACGCCATCTGTAAGGGGTGCTGATAAGAACCATAATCCCCGTAAGGGGACGGAAACAATACGATTTCTCCCTGGTCTTCCTCATCGGAAGTGTCGATAAGAACCATAATCCCCGTAAGGGGACGGAAACCTTGACATGCTGCCATTGTGTTCAGACGTTGCGATACTTTCGATAAGAACCATAATCCCCGTAAGGGGACGGAAACTGTTGCGCCGCTACCTTGACAATATGACAAGTCCCAGGGAATGATAAGAACCATAATCCCCGTAAGGGGACGGAAACAGTAATAGTTGCCATCTTCTTCGTAGGCGTCTTCGGGGTAAGAACCACAATCCCCGTAAGGGGGCGGATAAGAAAAGCCGATATAGGGCATCGAGTTGTGATGTCTTATATCGGCTTTTTTCTATGCTCAGAAGATTTTAATCGTCAATCAGGTGACGATATTTTTCACGGAAACGTTTCATTTCGTTGGCGAAGGTCCGCTGTGGTCGACCCAGCAGTTTTGCTACTTTCCGGTCTGAAATTCCTTCGGGGTGCTCCATCCAGATAGCCATCAGTTTTTCTGCATCCGGGTCCAGCTCTTGCAGCTTAGCAAAGAGGTATTGTAACAAATTGCGGTCAGACGTGATCTTTTCTGCAATAGC